ACAGGTAAATGGTAATATCAATGCAACTAATAATACTAATTCTGTTCTTATTAGTGGTGACGATGGCTCGATAGAAATTCAAAGAACTGGTTCTCCTTATATTGATTTTAAGACAGCTGCCGGAGAAGATTATGACGTTCGGTTGCAGCAAGCCGATAATGGCTTAACGATCTCTACAGGCGGTAATGGTGCCGCTACAGAACGCATGCGGATTACCAGCGATGGCAAGGTAGGTATTGGTACTTCTACGCCAGCCCAAATCCTCCACCTCGAAGACAGCGATGTTAATACCCGCCTGCTCGTCGAGAACACAAATTCTGTCAGCCCGAAACAGGCGTCTGTTGACCTTAAGACCACCGTCCGAGAACACCGCTTTATCAGCGACTTTGACGGCAAGTTTAACATCTACGACCAGACCGCGGCGGCAGACCGATTTACGATTGACACCAGCGGCAACGTAGGTATTGGTACTGATGCTCCTGCATCTCCTCTTGAAGTCTATGGTCAAATTAGAACTTCTGCAGCCGGAACAAATTATGGTTCGATTTCCGGACTTTCAGGCGCTATGTATATTGGCCATAGAAATGGCGCAAATGATGGTGCTCTTATTTTTGGTGGCTACGGCGGCGGTCTCTTTACTGAAAAAATGCGTCTAACGCAAGCCGGTAACTTAGGTATTGGTATTAGCGCGCCGGTAGCCTCACTTGATGTTGTAAGTAACGCTCAATATGGCGGTGGTATCGACGTTTACGATTGGGGTGATAGCGCTAATGGAGCAGGTGTTGGTTGGTCTAGAATGAATTTTAGACATAGCCAATCTAATAGTACAGAACAAGGTTTGATCTATGTAGATCAAAACATGAATTTTAATGTTCACCATGAAGATTCTGGTAAAGACCTTATATTCAAAGTTAAGCCGGCCGGTGGTTCTACCGTATCAGCTATGAGAATTAGATCAAGCGGCAATATCGGTATTGGTCACCCTACTCCTGATGCAATATTGCATGTAAAAGATACTACATCTGGAATAGATCGCGGTATTCGTGTTGATACTGGTTCTGTTGGTGCTAATGATGATGCCACTCTTATATTTAATAATCGTGCTAATTACGGTTATGTAGGTAATGAGATTGTCATCAGTGATAGAAATCCAAACGGCACATCTACAAGTAAAAACTTTAAAATTAATTTAGCAGATAGCGATCAATTTTTTATTGACTACTCGACTGGATTCGTAGGTATTGGCACTACGTCGCCACAAGCAAAGCTAGATGTAAACGGTAGTATTAAAGACGATAAAGGTGATGTGCGTCTGGCACCTGTCACAAATAATACCGCGGCGTCTTATACCATTCCGTCTGGATCATCTGGCGAAATGTTCCGACTTGGTACTGGAACGACGACCGTCAATGTCAATAATGCGAACTTTAATGAAGGTGATATTGTGACGCTGGTAAATATTACTGGTAGCGATATTGCTTTGTCTTTTGATGCATGGGCCAATGGGGCAAGGATTGCTGGTGGTGATGGAACTAACTTGGCTAGCACTAGTACAACAAACTTAGCAGCGTATGGTGTTGCGACCTTGATTGCTATTGCAAATAGCCGGCTTGTAGTTAACGGGAATGTAAGCTAATGAGTATTCCAATGATAATGATTAATGCTGCACATGCTAGTGGCGAAGTTAATCCCGGCGGCGCTTTATTTACTTATTCTGGTACCAGTACACAAAAAACACATAATTGGACAGTTCCAGATGGAGTAACAGAAATTACTATTCTTTGTATTGGAGGAGGCGGCTCCGGGGGCAACGGCTACAATACTGCATCTGGTGCTGGCGGTGGCGCAGGTGGCGGACTTAGCTACAAAAATTCGTATTCTGTAACTCCTGGTACTAGTGTAACAGTAGAAGTTGGCCGCGGCGCCCCGGGTGCCAGTGCCTCCGATCAAAGCGGTTTTAGTGGTGGTAATTCTGAAGTAATAATTGGTGGATCTACAATTTGTCTAGCTACAGGCGGTGGCGCCGGGGCGGCTGGCAACTCTCCGGACAATGGCGGGGACAATGATAACAATACAGCCGGTACTGGAGACGGACGCCAAAGAGGTGGCGGCGGTGGCGGCGGTGGTTCTGCCGAGGGTGCTGGTGGCGGTGGTGCTGCTGGTTATTCTGGCTCAGGCGGTGATGGCGTTGATGCTGATGCCGGCTCTACGTCTGGCGGTAATGGCTCTGGTGGCGGCGGTGGTGCCGGTGGTGGTTCTGATGGTGACGTAGCTAGCGGTGCTGGCGGTGGTGGCGTTGGTGTCTACGGCGAAGGAACTAGCGGTTCCGGTGGTGGTCAGACTAACGTCACAAACGATCCTGGCGACGGTGGCGGAGGCGGTTCCGGTGGTACTGCTGGTACTGATGGCGGAAATAACTCTGGCTTTGGCGCTGGTGGTAGCTATGGCGGCGGTTCTGGTGGCGTTGGCGATGGTAATAATAATATCAGCTCAGGAGATGGTGGGCCTGGTGCTGTTCGTATTATCTGGGGCAACTCGAATCTTACAAGAACATTCCCATCCACAAACGTTGCAGTAAGCACTACATACACTAATGGTGAAGCAGAAACAACATATAGTTAATAGTATAAATAGTAGTATATCTATTAACTAAATGAGTATATTATGACTGATATCGTTCCTAAGAAAGATTTGCCTGAAGGCGTCGACGTTGCATATGACGAGGACCTTGACCTTGTGCGTACAACTCTCCGTACCCTTTTGATGCAAGGTGAAGAAGGTCTGATGTTGGCTCAACGTGTTGCCGAAGAATCTGAGCATCCTCGTGCAATTGAAGTACTCACTGGTATGATCAAGCAACAGTCTGAGAATGCATTCAAGCTCATGGAAATGCACAAAAAGAATAAAGAGATTCGTGCTGACCAATCAGGTCAACAGCAGCAGCTCGGTGGTCCAGTTACTAATAATAACCTGATCGTTTCTGATACCTCTGAGTTTCTTAAGAAGCTCGAAGCTCTTGATGATGTAATCGATATTGAAGAAGATAATGGCTGAGTCACTTGGTTACTTGGGTAACGTCAATGTTAAGAAAGATGGCGTTCAACAAGAATATACTGAACACGAACAACGCGAATATATTAGGTGCCGTAAAGACCCCGCTTATTTTGCTGAGAATTATGCAAAGGTAGTCAACCTAGATAAAGGTTTGGTTCCCTTTAAGCTTTATCCTTATCAGAAGAAGATGTTTGAACACTTCAACGATAATCGCTTTTCCATTGTATTGGCATGTCGTCAGTCTGGTAAGTCGATTAGTTCTTGTATCTATATTCTGTGGTATGCAATCTTCCATTCTAATAAAACTATTGCTATCCTGGCGAACAAGGGTGATACTGCTCGTGAGATGCTTTCACGTATCCTCCTGGCGCTCGAGAACCTACCGTTCTTCCTTCAGCCTGGTGCACGTGCCCTAAACAAAGGCTCAATGGAGTTTAGTAACAATACTAAGATTGTTGCTCGTGCAACCTCCTCGTCTTCCATTCGTGGTATGTCGATTAACCTGCTGTTCCTGGATGAGTTTGCATTTATTGAGAATGATGCAACTTTCTACACATCCACTTATCCTGTTATTATTTCCGGTAAATCGACACAAGTAATCATTACCTCGACGGCAAACGGTATTGGTAACACTTATCATAAACTGTGGACTGGTGCAGTACAGGGTGTTAACTCATATAAGCCATTTAGAATTGATTGGCATGATGTACCTGGTCGAGATGAGAAGTGGAAAGAAGAAACCATTGCTAACACTTCCTTGCTACAGTTTAAGCAAGAGTTTGGTAATGACTTCCTGGGTAATGGCGATACACTTATTGAAGGTGAACACCTGTTAAAGATGAGTGCAAAAGAACCTTTGTATGATAAAGGCTCGACACGAGTATATCAAGAACCGATTAAAGGTCATAGCTATATCATGTCAGTCGATGTAGCACAAGGTCGAGGCCAAGACTATTCGACTTTTAATATTATTGATGTATCTTCTCGTCCTTTTAAGCAGGTTGCTACATACCGAAATAATAAGATTTCGCCTATTCTTTTTCCTGCTGAGTTGATTAAGTGGGCAAAGGTTTATAATGATGCATATATGATTGTTG